ATGAACAGGTGCTTGGCAAAGAACACCGCAGAAAGTGCAACCAATGCCCCCATGATGATTTCAAAGAGGGGCTTGAACTCCGAAATCTTTTTCACTAGGTAATCAAAGGCGTTGACCAACTTGGTAAGACTGAAGGCAGCAAACTTCGCCATTGCGGTCACAATGGTCACCATGGGGGGAACCATGGGCAACATGGCGGTCAAGATGTTGGCAAAAGCCGTAGCCAGAGTCGGCAGAATTGGCATGAGTGCCGCAAAGATTTGGTAGAAAGAAGTCCACAAAGCGGCCAACTGACCGTTGCTTGTCATTTTGGTGAAAACATCACTGATTTCTTTGAGGGCTGGCGTGATGGCGTCGCCAAGAGTGGTTCCAAAACTGGCAAACAGGCCAATAAAGGTTTGCACGGCCTTGCTATTGAAAATGTTGTTGAGTTGAGTGCCAATGACGCCAATGAATTCAGCAATGGGTTGAACCACATCCAAGATTGCTGGCAGGACTCCTTGAGTGAAAACTTCTGCTAAAGGTTGAATAATTTTGGAAATGGAACCCAGCGTGTTTCCGATAGTGCCCGACATCGCTCCGATTGCTTGCGCAACTGTATTGAAAATGGGGTCAAGGGCATAAAGGGTTTGACCAACAACTGCCGCCAAGTTATCAATAATGGGCATAAGACCACGGCCCATCTGTTGCATAATCAACATGATGTCGTTCTGCATTCGTTGAACTGGTGAAATTGCCGCCTGAGCAGTTCCACGAAGACTACCGTTGATGTCTTGAAGAATCAACTGTTGAGCAGCCAACAACCCGTTTTGCTTTTGAACATTCTTGATTTGGATTTGTTGTGACAAAGCCAAGTGAAATCCCATGCGAGACATACTGCCCATGGAGCGTGCTGGGTCAGCAAGCAAACGAGAAACCATCCGTGATGCGCCAACGATTCCACTACCGCCAGAACCCATTTGTGCGGCAAGGTTGGCAGAAGCCTCAACCGCAGCGTTTAGGTAGCCACCAGTTGTTTTGGAATATTGGGTTTGAGAGGCGTATAGGGATGTGAGGTCTGTATTGGGGAGCAGAAGGTTTTGGGCTTGAATGATTTGGTTCTTCTGAATACCCGATTGGAACGAAAGGTCTGTAGCCTGTTGGTCGAGCAATTTGGAGTATTGCTCACCCTTTTTGTTGACAGCAGTTTGCGTTCCAACGACCGTTTGAAGCCCACCAATAAATGACTGTTGGGTTTCATTTTGGTTTTTCAGCAGGGTGGCTTGAACTGACTGCAAACTCTGTTGTTGTGAGGCTAGGTCAATGCCCTTGCCCAATAGGGCGATTCCACCACCAATAGCAAAGGCACTGGTGAGGACTCCGCCGACATCACGGAATAGGCTGGACATTTTGCCAGCAGTACGCTCTGTGGCCCCAACAATGCTGTCAAGGGAGTGCTGAATGTTGGTTGGGTCACCGATGATTTGGACACGAAGTTGTGCCGCATTCATCATCCCCGAATCGCCAGCCATAGACATGGTTTCAGTCTATTTCACTATTGGGAATGGGCGTTCTTACTAACCCCTTGTTGCTTGCTCTTGTTCAAAGGCACGGAGTTTGTAGAAGGCCATCCATTCCACCAACTCAGGTGACGACAACGGACGGTGTGAGGGTGACCCGTCTAAGAGTTCCTCAACTGTCCGGCCTAGTTGCTCCGCTAGGCTGAAAAGGAATCGTCGCTCTGGGTCGGCGAGAAGTCTTTTCCCGCTTCATCAACCGCCTGCTCGCCCATGCCTGAAAGACGAAGGGCGACGGTAGCAATCAACTCGATAGCGGCTGCCGACTTAGCCATGAGAGCGTCACGGTCACCGGGCTGGAATACACGCTCGCCCGATGCCGGGTCGAAGGTGCAGTGAATCACGAGGTCGGGCAGAACTTCCTCAAGGGCAAACAAGCCGTTGCTTTCTACCTGAGCCTTGCCAATCATTCTCGCACGGTCACGAGCGGTCATCGCTTTCACCAAAATCTGAACGCCCCATTGTGGGACATCCAAAACTTCTGACTCAATGTCGTCGGCTGCAAAAATCTGTTCACTAAGAGAGGACATGATGCTCCTGTTCTAGGGTGGGGAAACCACCATACAGGGTATCCTACTACAGGAACTAGATGGTTGTGCGAGAAACTGAACCCGTAACCTGCATTTCAGCGTCAAAGGTAACTACGCCGTTGACAGAGGACTTGAGGTCATACTTGGTAAGGATTCCCTGACCGAAGTACTTGGGTGATGCGGTTCCACCAACAAATGCGCCGGGGTCTGAGGGGCCATACACGAAGGAGATGAACTGTCCTGCGGTGTTTTGGAAGGCAAGCGCCGTTTGGAAAATAGCGTCCAAACCGCCCGCCTGACCCATGATGGTGCTGGAACCGTCGTAGTGACCAGAGAAAGTTACCGTGTAGTCACGCAAACCTACGATGAAAGACTTGACACCAGCAGCATTGAATGAGGTCGTTTCAGCGGCCTCAACAGCCTGAGGGAACGAAATGTCGTTGATGTAAGGCGAGATATTCCACATGGGAAGCAGGTAGCCCGTTCCCGAAGTCGCACCCGTGACGATGGTGTTGCTGAACGAGATGCTCGTGCTTGAGGTGCTAGCAAGGGTCGTAGCGATGACAGGGGTCGTCAATGAGGGAAGAGGTGAAAATGTCTGGCTCAACACAGGGTTCACGAAGTAGCCGTAGTAGGAGGTTGCGTTGACCGTAGCAAGCACATTGTCCGAAGCAGCAAGCGAACCAGACTGGATAAGCGTGCCAGCAGTGCCCGAAACAGATGTGGAACTCATGGATGAGAACACATTGGCAGTGCCGGTGCTGTTCTCAAAACCAAGTGCAAGAAAGGCGTTCTTACCGTGCTGGAAAATTGGCATTATTTACTCCTTAGTAGCGGGCAAACCCGTAATAAACCGTCGCTGAGGGGCTTGTGCCGCCCAGCGTTATTGCAAGCCTCGTGTATGGATAAATGCTACCTGACAAAATCTGAATGCTTGTTCCCACACTGGTCAGGGCGCTTCCCACATTGACCCACGAACCCCCCGTCAACGAGTGTTGCAACTGAAGGGAAATGGTGGGTGTAGTGCCGTTTAGTGAAATGACACCCATTTGAAGTTGACCGCCCTTGGTGGTCGAGATGGAGCCGAACTGTGAGGCTGAGGTGTAATAGGTGCTTGCTCCGGTTAGCACCGTGCTGGGAATGTACTGACCCACGCCGTTCCAAACGCCACCATCGGCGGTGATGTCCATGTCAGCCGTGATTACGCCCGCAACAGGTGATTTGAGGTCGTACTTGGTGTCAATACCCTGTGCCATCTGGCAACGGAAGTCGCTTCCTCCCAAAACAGTGGCAGTTCCACCATCGGGGAAAATCAAAACACCGTCATCGCCACCCTTTTCGATGAGGGAGTTAAAGAAGGGGTCAGTTCCCTGAATTGTGCCTTCGTAGAGGCCAGTGAGAGAGATGGTGCCCTCACGCAGACCCTGAATGAAAGTCTTGTTGCCGTTGTTTTGAAAAGTGGTGGTTTCTGATGCTTCAATAGACCTTGTTACTGAAATGTCGTTGAAGAACTGCGACATATCGGCGGTGAAGCCAGAAGGTGCGCTCAGGGTGACAGGGGTGGGGCTAGTGGCGGCAACCGTCGTGGTGCCACTTACCGTCAGAGTGGCTCCTGTAAGCGAGAAGGACACGGCGGTGATAGTGCTGGCAGGAAGTCCCGCCGAAGTAGCCGCAACGCTCATACCGACATACAGAGGCGTTCCGGTGGAATCTACAGTGACCGTTGATGATGAGTTGCCCCAATGCGCCTGAATAGTAGAGGAAATGTATGACGGGTTGGAGATGAAAACTCTTGAATTCTTACCGTGTTGGAAAATAGGCATTAGGCACCAGCCTCAGGAGTAGCGGAATCAGCAGGGTCGGCCTCAGGTGCAGGCGCTGGGTCGGCGCTTGGTGCGCTAGCAGGGACAATCCAACCATCAGCAAGAAGCCAAGTGATGTCCTCACCGGGAATGTCATTGACGACAGAACCCATCGGCGCAACTTTGCCGAGGTATGAAATGTCAGAAAGGTTTGTGACTTGATACGACTGAGGTGAAGCCTTTGCCATTGCGACCTTTCGGGAGCGTTCCTAGCAAAAATGCTACCACTAGAAATCCAAAATCCCTTTTGTCGCTTAGTCAAACTTGGGCTTGCGTTGCCTCTTTACTTTGGGCTTGCTCACCCTATTCGGGGTGAAGGCTCGGAAGCAGAGGTGACCTATTGGCCCACCCACCACATTGACAGCCACACACTCGTCCTCGACAAGGTGCGCTGATTGGAAGGTAAATACCCCTCGCTCGCCTTTGACAAGGACTTTCTCGCCCTTCTCAAAGCCATCCCATTCCTCAACCGCAATCCACTTGGGGTTGTAGTGCGGTGTATACGGTGTGATGTTTCTCTTAGCCAAGACAATCTCTCCTAGTCAGTTGATTATCTCTACATACCAATTGTATCAGATGGGTGTAACACCCGTCAATCATTTATTTCCTTATCTATTTGTTCACCACACTCACAAATAAGAAAAGAACCCGTCATGGTGTTTACAGTCGTCGCATTCTCGTGCTTGCACTTGTCGTCTGTGATGTCGTCCTCGACGGTTTCCAATTCTCCGTCGCCTATGGTCAACATTTGCTCAACAGCGATAATGGCATGGATGGCGGCCTCGTTAGCCAAGCGTGCTGAACGCAGGGCGGTCAAGATGGGACTTTGCTCGTTAGACATTTGGAATACCGTTAGTTGAGTTGGTGGTGAACATAAAGTTCATCGTGAACTTGGGGCGGTTCACTTCATCAAAGCCCATGTAGTTGGGAATGCCCGTTGTCTCGATACGAATGCAATAGGGGAAGTAGGTGGCGTCTGGCATGACACGACCAGCAAGAGCGTTGCGAATCAGCACAGCCCATGCGTAAGTGCCGGGGTAATCCTCAGGGATGCCACGAACGGCGACTTGCACACGGGGGAATTCCAAAGCCGAGATACCAGACCCCATAGTGAAATCCGGTGTGTTGCCGAGGTATTCATAAATGGTGACAACGGCGTTAGGCGCTTCGGCAGGCGTGCGACCAAGAAACAGGTTGACACCCGTCTGAAGGTATTGGGTCGGGTAGTTCGTGCTATTGAGTTCTGCTGAAAGAAATGTTGCGATGTCGTCAAGTAGTGCCATTATTTTCTCCAACCCCTGATTGCGCCCTTGACCGCACCCTTTCCCATAGCCAGCATCAGTTTGAGGTGCGCTTGGGCAAGTGGTGTTTCCAAGTATTTTGCTTGTGTCGGTGGCAAGTGGAAGTTTTCCAATTCCTCGTGAACAAATACAGCGTAGGTCACGCTGGCGTTTCCGTAGGTTATTTCAGCATGGGGGAATCCATCGCCAGAGTCGGGTGAGGCTGGTATGAAGACGCCGGAATTGCGAAGGTCGCCGGTTTCCACCGGCACAAATTCTTGGCTCTTGGCAAATACGCCCCTCATCACTTCGTTGATGGCGTCTGCAATCCCCCCATAAATCCCTTCCTTCAGCCTGCTGGGATTGGGGATGCTGCTTGGGTCAATCCTGACACTAAATTCTGCCATTTTTCACTACCTACTCAAAGTGCAGAACAGTGTTGTAGCCGGTCAGACCGTTCTCGTCGTAGTTCTGCTCGACAAACATGATGATGGGGTGTTCCTGCGCCGGATTGGTGACATTGGGAAGAGTCACACGGCTTTCCGTGCTGATTCCCAGATAGAAGCCGTTGAGGTAGGCACGGCCTGAACTCACCAAGTCACGCCCGTTGATGGTGGCAAGAACTTTTGTCTCGTATTCCAAACGGCATAGATACTTCGTAGCGGAGCCGTATTCCACCTGACCGCCACTACTGCCACTTGAGTTCACATAATGACGACCGTAACCGTCCAGTGTTGCCGTAGGGGGCATGGTGGAAAGTCCGGGGTTGGGAATGACATTCTCAATAAGAATGGGTTGATTCATCATGGCAAGAAGGTCGGGGTCAATACCAACGCTGGTGTTTCCAAGGTTGGGATTTTCCTCGTAGCCGTAATAGATAACCATTAGTCGGCGTCACCCTCAGAAAGAACTGCTTGGATTTCACCTTGAACCAAGTCATCATCTGTGATGACATCTCCGGTTTCGGCAGTGAAATCTCCTTGGTAGTCAGGCGCATAACCCGTGCCGTAAGTGGTGGTAGTGCCGAGGACGGAACCGCTAGGCCACGCATTTGGAACTGCGTAGTAGGGGTCGAACTCGCCAATGACAAGTTCTGCACCAAGGGCGTTGGGGTCTGCTGAAACACGGGGTGGGTTGATGCGACGACCACGAAGCAGAAGGTCTTTGGCGAGGCGCTCGTAGCGTTGCGCACGATCACCATAAGACTTGCTGAGGCTGAGGCCACCTACTGACTTGCTCTCCTGTTGGGCTAGGCCGGTGAACTGAGCAGCAAGGTTGTAGCAGACATTGGAAGCCGCTCGATAGATGTTGTTTGATACTTCACCTAGAGCGAAGTAGATTTCCTCGTCTTGGAGCAGAGGTGATGCCTCTACGGTGTCGCCCACCATGAAGCGGATAGCGTCTTTGGTAGAACTTTGGGGGTTGCCTGAATATGTCCATCCCATTAGGAAAGCACCGCCTCGTCAATCGTGAGGGTTCCCGTCATCACTCTTGCCGCACCGGAACCCGTTGCGGTGGCGGTGATTTGGAAGCGCCAACGCCCAGCCGAAAGGGTGCTGAGTTCGCCGGGTGCCCAGTTGACCGTCAAGTTTGGAACGCCTGCCGGTGCTGGTGAAACGCTGTTGGTCACAAAGTAGGACTGATTATTCTTGGTAATCAAAGCCACATTCGGAGGCTGTCCAATGGTCATACTGAATGTCCATCCGCTACTGAAATCCAAAGGATTCCCTGACGCATCCAACCAGATAAATGCTGCTGCGGGCAAAGATGCTGCTGGGGTTGGGTAGTGAATGGTCATTTCTTTCCTTTGGCGCTAGAGAAGGTGGAATTATTGCCCGTCCTCATACGATGATACTCCGTTCTCTTGGAATGTCTCAGCCGAATTTTCGGTGGTGTATGAGGTGCTAGTGGGATTGTCAAACAGTTCTGTGGTGGAATACTCCGTGAACGGGTTGGGGTTTCGTGACCCGAAGATGGCAATAATAGGCGGACTGCTTTTGATTCGATATCCAATGGCAAAGGCAGATTCCAACAAAACTCCAAAGCCAAGTTTTTTGGTAACGGCAATTCGTGCCCCATTGGTTGCTTGTTTGAATCGGGCAATGGCATCCGTGATGTAGGAGGTGGTTTTGGGGGCGTTTGTGGCTTGATTTAGGGCGGCTTCATCTGATTTCACCGCAGAAACCACCCTGCCAGCGTTGGTGGCCTGTTTTGTCGCCACTTCTGACTTCCTTATTGAAGCAGTCGCTTTGGCACTTTGAGCAGCCTCCACAAGGGCGTTGATAGATGTCCTGATGGCGCTGCGAGTTTTGGAAGTCTGGGTGTTTTCCACCAGAGCAGTTTCGGTTGTTTCGGTTACCGTGCGAGATTTGACGCCATTGGTTGCTTGGTTTTCAGCAACGGCGCTGTCCTTGACCGATGTATACAACTTGATGTTGGTCTGGCTTTCGATGAAGGAAACAAGGGCGTTTTTGAGGGACGCATACGATTTCTTTGTCTCGACGCTTTCCACCTGTGGGGCTTGGTTGGAAGCAAGGTAGGCACTTGACTTTGCCCCTTCGGTGGACAGGGTTTCTGGCGCAGCGTTGACCACGATGAATCCCGCAGATTTTGCTTGTTCTACGGATTGGATTTCACTAGCCTCAGCCGAACCGAAGAGTGCCGCTTGGCGGGATACTTGTTCAACCTCTGAGAAGTTGGCGTCAAGGGGGGTTTTGGCGAAGTTACGCTGATTTGAGTTCTCGGCATCAAGAAGAGCGGTTATCTCCTGAACCTTGTAGCCCGTTTGTGTCTTTTCACCACTCAGCGTTTGGGTTTCGCTGGCTTCATCGGCAGTGATGAGCAAACGACCGGAGAAGTCATATTGTGCCCCATTTCGGAACGATTGGCTGTATTTTGCTCCCCTTGCCATCTCGCTCCCTGTCGCTAGATAGCCAGAATACCACCGAAGCGTTCGCCCCCATTTTTCAGCGCAATAAGGTTGGCCTGCACATAGTTGATGTTCTGCGCCTGATGCCACCCTGTTGGGAAGAAGGTCACGAGTTGTGACACTTGAAACCGAGCGGTGATTTCTGGCACATACTTCTGGTAGTTGCGGTCAGTCCAATACCAATGGCTCTGTTCGACATAGAAAGAGCGGTGGGTGGGGTCTTGGAATGCCCCGTTGCCAAGTGCGTGTGGCGTGAAGGTAAGAATCATTCCACCATCTGCCAGCACCCGATGGGCCTCATTCCAAAACTCAACCTTGCGGTCTGGGTCGAGATGTTCAAGGAAGTCTGAGGCTCGGATTACACCAACAGTATTGTCATCCATGCTCGCAAAGATGTCATAAACATCTCCCACAATATCGGCATCGTGAAGGTCAACAGTGGTGAAACCTTCTGGTGCATTGTGCGCCCCACCAAGGTCGAGGGCCATCAAGTTGTTGTCCCGTGCCCATTTCAGGGTCATCGGAGTGATGTATTCGCTGTAGAAGTTCCAAGTTTCTTGCTGAATCCGTCCGTTGATGTGTGGTTGAACCTGCGTTTGGTTGGGGTGTACACGCTGTAGGTAGAGGTTCTCCTTGATGTGGTGGAATCTGCACACAAGGTAGAGGCGACACATGAGTTCTTGGTCATCTAAGACATCAAGGTTTGTGTTGTAGCCACCCACTTGGTCGTAGGCCGTGCGCCGGAAAGCCCTGAGGTGATTCGGGGCAAACCAGATGAGGGCGACATGGTGGGGGTGGGGAGATTTGGAATCGGTGACATGGTAGCCATTTTCATCACGGTAAGACCACCCGTAAACACGGTCAAACTCGCTGAAGTTGGGCGTTCCATCTTCGTTGATTTGGGCGAAGTCGGAGTAGACAAATCCAACCTCAGGGTTTTCAGCAAAGGCTTCGGCTACCCGCTCAAGGGCGGTGGGCATCAACAAGTCATCGTGGTCGAGTTCCAAAAGGATTTCACCAGTACACAACCCAACCGCCTTGGCTTTGAGTGCGCCAACCCCCTTGACCCACGGCATCGCCCATTGGCATCTCACCCGATGGTCTTTGGGGGGATTCCATTCAAATGACCCATTCAGCAGGACTACCCATTCCCAATCCTCGTGAGTTTGGGCTTTGAGGCTTTCATACACCTCATCAAGCCAGCGTGGATTATGGCTGGGGGTGAATAGTGAAATCTTCATGGACGACACTCTAGCCCATGGGGACTATGTAGATATTATGAAAGCCCCACTACGGTGA